CTTCGACCATCGGTCCATCACCGCGCTCGGGGCGAGAATCCAATAGAGCATCAACAGGTGAAGCCTGACGTCCACTGATCTGATTCAGCATACGTGCAGGTACCTTGCCGTGATACTCAAGAACTGTGATCTGCTCAGAGTCACCTGGTGAGAGCAAGCTCTCTGGGTCCTGAGGATCAATGTCAGATGTGTTGTCCTTCGTAGTAGGCATCAAGAACGGTAGAGCATCCTTACGATACTTGCCGTTTTCAATCGACTCTAGGATAGCATGGCGTGGCTTGCTCATCTTGTGGAAGCAACCAAGCATCTCAGAGATGGCCTTACCAGATGGGTCCGGAATGAACTCGTCGGGACGTACAGACTCAACTGTTACGACCACACGTTCCTTCTCAGACTGCTTAAGGCGTCCATCCTGTCCACGTTCTGGCTGATTTTCCTTGACTACGTCTACGTTAAGCTTAACGACACCCGTACCAAAGATAGCAGCGTTCAAGAACGATTCAGAGATCGGGTCCTTAACACCAGCTCGTTCGAAGTCTTCCACGAGATTGTCGCGCATCAAGGTAGCGTCAAGCTTATCCTTGTCAGCGATGTCGTCTGCGACGTCGAACCAGTTCTCACGAGAGAATACACCCTCTTCAATTTCAGAGACTGTCATTTCGATAGCCTGAGCCATCGCAGGAGCAATCAAGCGTGAACGCTCTGACAGACGATTCTTGTCTTCTGCCGACCACATTCCACGCCACATACGCCAGTATTCACCCCAACGTCGCTGATAGCCGCGATTACGGAATGATTCCCAAGGGATAGCCTTGCCTACCAGCCAGCTCGTAAGCTCGTTACCTGGTGCTCTGGCTTCTGCTCCCTGTGACCCAGCCGTACTTTCCGGCGTGTCAATTAGAATGCTCTGGCCCTGTGTTGGAATCAAACTCATGTGTTAGTATCCTGAATCAAGATCAAGTGTTTCCCACTCAACGATGTCGGCATCATCTACATACGAGACTGAAGCCATCTGATCTACATACGCAACGGCATCCAAGATGTCGTCATGAGCTAGTGGATCGGGGAAGTCAGCTGCCTGTGTTAGGAAAGCATCGTTCCATCTCTGCTTAGAACGTGAAGCAGTGCAATCATCGAAGAGTAGCTTAATGCGTCCTCTTTCCGCTCGTCCCTGCAGTGCAGTGGCGATGCGATCAATCTTACGTGTACCGCCATGCGACATAGGCTCAACGGTAATGTATCTGTTAAAGCGGCGCATTTCCTCTTCAAGGTAACCGCCAATCGCATTCATCAAAGCTCCCTTCTCAATACCCAGTCTGCAACCGATGTACTGTGAGCATGTTCTGATGATACGTAGAGCGCACTCTCGTGCATCCCAGTGTCCGTGCTGGACGTCAATGATGTGCCACTCGTCTGCTGTCACGTATGTAACCGCGATGACTGTCTCATCACTACGAAGCATCTTGCTTCCTTCCTGTCGCTTAAATCCGGCTAGATCGACAGTGACGTATACGTTACCTGGATCTGTGTTGCCAGTAGTGACCATGGAGTTACCGCCTGAGCGGAAGACTTCAGCAGTCGGTAGTGAGTCAACGATCTCAAACCACTCGGGCTTCAGAACCTTACCACCACCAGACAAGAAGCTAGCTTCGTACTCCTGACGGATAACTTCCTTGGACTTCGTAGAAGACCGCATTTCCTTAGCGATTTCTTCAGCATCCAAGAATGGGTTGTCCATTGACTGGAAGTGGAATCCTTCCCAGTCTTCCCAGTCCTCTTCGAGATAACCCTTCGGTCGTAGACCACCAGGCCATCCCATTGCATTCATGAACATGTGGAAGAAGTGGTTCTTACCCTTCGGCGTACCGATGAACAGAGCTCCACCCTTGACATCCATAAGAGCAGGACGTAGGATTTCATCCCAGACGTGTGACTTCATGTCAGCGTATTCGTCAAGGACTACGTATGAGAGACCGATACCACGAAGTGAATCCGGGTTATCCGCTCCCTTGATGTAGATGCGACGGCCGCTGATTAGTTCAAGCCAACCGTCGTTGACATTCTCCCTGCGAATCAGTCCACCCTGAGCTTCATAACCAAGAATGGTCTTGAGCTTGGGCCACATAACTCGCTTGGCCTGGTCGAATGTTGGAGCTACGTAGTAGACACCGTGCTCAATAGTGAGCTTGTATCCGTACTCGTTCTCCGTCATCATGGCGTTCTTCGAAAGTTCGATAGCGGCGAAATGCGACTTGCCAAATCGTCTTCCCGCAGCACACACCTTGAAACGGGCGTTACTGTTAAACAGCGCGGCCTGTCCCGGGTGTAGGCTTACCTCGAACTCTCTCCCAGCCATGAGGTATTACTTACGTGCTGCCCTTAGGGCGACTCGTTGACTGGTTGTCAGGCTGGCCTGAACGTCCCTGGAAATTAGGGGCGATACGAGCATTCTGTCCTGGAAGAGGTCCTGTAAGGTTACCGCCTCCGCTCTGATCCTGTCGTGCCTGCTTTGACTTATCTGCACCTGTACTCATTGTACTTCCTCCGGTGTGACATCAATTACTTCGCCCTTGGGGGCTGTTTCTGCTTGAAGCGTGATATTCTTTACGACGAACGTAAAGCCACCTTCAGCCTGCTTAACGTCGTCCGCGTCCTTAGCGTTCGACAAAGTCTTGTCGAGGATAAGCTTGGCTGCACCAACACTTCCCTCTTCTGCTAGCTCACACATCTTCAGCACGATAGCCTGGATGCGTGTTGCGGGAACAGACTTACGAATCGCGATCTCAAGATCTTGCTTGAGCTCAGTGATCTCGTTCTTCTTTCCCTTTGGACGACCTGCCTTGTTGCCGGACTGCCCCGGCAAGAACTGACCCTGATCGTCACGCTTAGCGACTTCATCGGCCATGTTACTTCTCGACTGGCTTCGCCTGCATCACGAGAGGAATGATCGTGTAAACGTCCTTAAACGGCAGTCCCTGAATTACGTCCAAGACGCGCTGCAAGTCTGCTGCTGGAAGAGTTACCATCTGAACTTCCTTCGCTTCTGCTACCTTTTCCTTCTGTGTGTTGTTCTTCGCTGCCATGGTTCTCTCTCCCTTAGCAAATATTAATTCGTCTGTCTCTGTACGTGACCCTTAGAATGGGTCCTGCGTTTGATGCGTGTGAATTCGCGGACATGATTCTATTCTGCGCTGTAGGCACATGCTTGGCGTACTGCAGAATGATACCGGCGTCCTGTGTGTAGTTCGGTGCGTTAACCTGAGCCTGTACCAGAGCTGTAATGTCAGGGGAGGTCTCAACCACACCTGTAACAACACTGTTAATAACCCACGCTGTGTCTAGTGAAAGATCCTGACCCAAGGCAAACGCCTGATTCAAGTCCACAACACCTGGATAGTTCTGCCAGTCCATCGCAAGTCCTTCACCGTAGTGAAGTAGCCCACCAGCTCCTAGGAATGCCTGCTCGTGATGAACACGAATGTAGTCAGCATTGTTGGCTGAATATTCCGGCTCGATCAGAATGAAGTATTCTGTGGTTGGAGCAAGTGTTACAGTCCCGGGGAACGTGAACGGAATGAATCCGACCGTTGTACCAATAGAGCTAGCTGCTACAGGATTCGACACTGCGACGTCAATTCCGTCAGGAATCTTAACACCACGATCTGTTGTAACACCCTGGATACGAACTGTCAGGTCACCTGTGGGGTTTCCGACTCGATCCAATTCCCAAAGCTGTGAGGCAATGGTCATGTTACCAGTTCGTGTTGTAACTAGCTGAGCCATGTGATCTCTATGGTCGATAGAAGATCCTACAGCTGAAATCTGTCGCATGATCCAGCTCGCGTTAATAGTCGCGCTGGTAGCGAATACAGTTGTGAATGTTGTTGAGAGGGCAGAGCATGATGCAGTGGACCACTGGTCCTGTCTGTATCCTGTCCAGTTCTCAAAAGGCAACTGAATTGGGTCCTGAATAAACGTCTGGGCGTTTCGGTTAGGAGTGTTGATCTGCGTCGTGTATGCGAGGTTACCATTGTTTTGGAATGGTAGAAACTCTACAGTAGCGTTAAGGATCTCAGCACCTTCTGGGATCTGTGCGTTCCAAATGTTCTGTGCCTGAGCCTGTAGTCCTAGGAAGAAGTTACCTAGGAACTGACGCTCATCGAAACCTAGCCAGCCAGTATTCTGTGCCACAAATACGTGAGACCACGTACCGTAGTGGTTACCAGCTTCTTCAATTGCAATAGTCTGAGTAGCCATTACAGTAGACTCATGTCAATTTCATCAGGTACAAGTGCCGCTGCCGCGATAGCCTGCGCCTTAATCTCTTCGAACTCTACGTGTCGTCCAGCTAGTTCATCGAACTTCTGGCTGGTAAGACCAATAGCTTCCTGAGCAATCTCAAGTGGCTGGTCAAACGACATAATAACTGCGATCATGTCTTCCACGGTAGCGTCTGGATTAGCAACTACGTACTGCTGCAATGATCTCATGACAACAGTCACCAACGGGTCATGTACGTTGATAGCCATTAGACAAACTTCATAGTCACCGCGACTTCGTCGGGGGCATTGATAGGAGAGTTGCTACGATACTGCACCCAGCTATCAGCAGGGATTACAGAGTTACTGAACACTGTGACTTCCTGTCCAGCTGCCATATTCGTAACGGTAGTACCGCCTACGATGACCTCAGTACCTACCGCGTTGCGTGTAGGACCGAAGTGAATGCTTACGTCTAGCTGTGCTCCAGGAATACCTGTTACTACGAAGTTGAGCTGTGAAACAGTGAGTTCAACGTCAGTAAAGAACCATCCGATGATTTCAGATGCTCCTACTGGATTCTCAACCGTAATAGACTTGGGTGCGGGAGATCCGCTACCACCAGTTGCGAAGTCACCTTCGAGAAGCATGAACTCCTCGCAGGCTGCTAGAATAGTTGTACGTACAACAGACATTAGCTGTAACTCAGTGTCTGACGATCATCCCAGATATTGTCATAAGATGCGTTACTGTCAGCCCAGCCGATGTCAATATCAATCGGGGCAGTGTCACTAATCACGTTGATACGCTTGATCTGCCACAGAGCGGCCGAAGAAGCAGAACCGATGACAGCCTTACCTACGTAGTAGATACCAGGCGTACCACTGTCCTCTGCAATGAGAGTATCCTGTGGTGAGCTTGGAGCAGGCTGAATGGTACCGTCAGGCCCAACAACATAGCCGACGTCAATGACACCGACTGCTGAGCGTGTACCCAGTGAGCGTTCAGGATGCTGACCGACATCGACGTTGCTACCCGCAGGTACTTCGTCGAACTTGTCGGCTTCTCTATCCCAAGTCCCCTTTACCTTAGTAGCGGCCATGAGGACCCTTACTTACGCGCAATGCGTTCGATAGCGTTAGCGATTGAGGAAGTGGCGTGAGCCTGTGCCTTGGACCCAGATGCAACAACGGCCGTGTAGGCTCCAATTGCAGATGCAATCTTCTCCATACCGGCCGACATGTCATTTACGCTCTGAATAGCGTTAGCTGTGGTTGCAAGGGCTTCCTTAAGCTCACGTGTAGTTTCTGCTAGCTCTGCCTTGAGCTGATCGTTGTCAGCTTGTAGAGCAGCGAGCTTCTTGGAATCGAACATAGAAAGACCTCATCAGAATTGGCTCCACATCTAGGACTCGAACCTAGCGCCTGGTGATTAACAGTCACCCATCCTCGCCTGGAGAACACATGTGGAATAATGTTTGGAGCGGATAAGGGTAATCGAAACCCTACTACACAGCTTGGAAGGCTGGCGGTACACCTCATACATACCCGCGTTGTTTGGTACACTGCCGAGGTAATGCTCCCCGCGACCTTGCCTTGTAAAAGCTAGTTCTGGACCTTGCAGTCAGTGCATAAATTGGCAGAAGGTAAAGGAATCGAACCCTTATCGTTCCCGATAGCACGGCGTTCAAAACCGTTTTGTCGCCTTGACGCTACCTTCTATAATGTGGCGGAAGACACTGTACTCGAAACAGAATCGTTGCCGATCAGTTCGGTTAGCAACCGGCTGCAGCACCTAGCTGCTTTATCTTCCAATTTGGAGCCTTTGCCCGGAATCGCGCCGAGTTAACCGACTTACAAGGCCGGACATCATCTAATAAATGTTTCGAAAGGCATAATTTGGTGGTGACACCTGGACTTGCACCAAGAGCGACGGGGTTATGAGCCCCATGCTGTGACTGTACGATCACCGGAATTTGGTACTCCCCCTCAGATTCGAACTGAGACTGAACCGGGTCTAAGCCGGATTCCTCTGCCAATTGGGATAGAGGAGCATAATGTGGTACTGTACGTAGGAGTCGAACCTACAAGAACTGGGGTTTGAATCCAGTATGTCTGCCAATTGCATCAGTACAGCATAAAGTGGTTGTGTACGCTGGAATCGAACCAGCCTGAGACCAACTACCCTTTCAACTGCGTATCAGGCAGAGGGGATACTACACAATAATTTGGTCAAGGCGGTTGGAATCGAACCAACTTCCCAGGCTTCCAAGGCCCGTGGATCAACCAGTTTTCCCTCGCCAAGAGATTCCTTAATCACTCGCGGACATCCTGTCTCAGCGCATAAGGCTACTTTAACGATAGTAGGATCGTTTTGGAGATGACGGCCGGACTCGAACCGGCGTACTGCGGGTTGCAATCGCAGGCTAAGCCTCTTTCGTCATCAATTTGGTGGAGCAACTGGGTAACGCTCCCAGGAGCCTGTCCTTGCAAGGGACGGGTGCAGCCTTCTGCCAACCCCAATGTGTGGTGCATCGTGTAAGTATCGCACTTACCTCTGGAGCTTTTCAAACTCCCGCTAATCTGTCTCAGCTACCGATACGTAATTTGGCTGTCCGCCTAGGATTCGAACCTAGTATCTCCGCGTTCAGAGCGCAGCGCATCTCCCAAGATGCTTCCAGACAATAATTTAGCATCTGGGTAAGGTACCCTTGTCTTCCCTGGTCCCCAGATGAGGACGACCAGCATCGTGTTTGGCACAGCATCCGAGACTCGAACTCGGTAGGCTACGGGTGAAAACCGTACTACTCGGACCACTTTGTATTATGCTGCATAATTGCTTCTAGCGAAGCGTCCGCCGAAAAAATTTCCGTGCGGGATTAGAATTTGGCGATCCATTGGGGAATCAAACCCCATACACCCGATAGACAGTCGGGTTACTCGATCAGTCGTCTATGGACCGTAAAGTGCATTATATTGAACATTAAGCCGTCTAATGTCCATTATAGTATACAAATTGGAGGGAACCGTTGGGTGCGAGCCAACATCTTCTGTCTTCACAGGACAGGGCTTTACATTAAGCTACGAACCCGGAATTATCCTTCGAACTTACCCTTCAGTCTCGTGTGATAGAATCGACCCTTGCTTCGAGAAGCTAGGAACTGCGCCACTAGTGTGACTGGCACATCTGCGAATCTGTAGGGAATACCGTTACCTGTGAACTGAACGTGCAGAACACTCGTAATCGGGTTATACTGGACGCGGTTCACCGCATCGCTGTTAATCCGTCTGTCGAACGTGGTACCAGCCTCTGCTGCTCGCTGGATAGCCTCGAATACGGACTGGGCAGCTGCTGAGAGGATAGCCATTATCCGTGGCCCCAGAACTTCCATCCTACGGCTCGAACGGCGTAATACATGCCATATGCCAGAATAGTGTACTTCAGGCCACCCTTTGACCGTACACATCGCCAGAGCTGTCGATCAGCTTCCAGACGCTCCTCAGAGCTTCCGCCATAGTGGTATGCGCGGTCATGTTCGATGCAGCAAGGTCTGAATGACGGTTCCTTCCCGGTTACGGCCGTGTAGACCCAACTGAGGAAAGTGCAGCCATCTGCCTTGTTTTCATCGAAATCGTTCATGTTTGGTTGGTCCTCTCGGAATCGAACCGAGTTTTCAAGGGTAAGAGCCTAGTACATCGGCCAGCAATGTTTAGGACCACTAATTTGGAGCCCTCACAAGGATTCGAACCCTGAAGCTAAACGCATTCGTAGTACGTCACCCGTCCACCGGGCTGAAGGCAATTCGGCAGCTTTCAGACCCATACTGCGCGCATGGGGGGTCATTTACAGCTGGAGACCCGTATGTGGCGATCCTTCGAAATTGGAATCCTGCCAGGGAGTCGGACCCTGAGAGAAGGGGGTAGAAGCCCCAACTGCGTCCATCGCGCAGGATTTAATAATTTCCGTCTGGCTTCTTGGCCTTTGCCGGGTCCAATCCGCCTGTGATCTTGCGAGCTGCCTTCTTCGCAGCCTTCACGACCTTATTTTCCTTCTTGAGCTCCTTCGTAGTCTCTTCCAGGGCATTTTCGACGATTTCGTCCAAATCCAGTCCCAGGGACTTCGTAAGTGCGGCATCTACCGCTTCGAGCTTCCCAGTATCCACGACGACCACCTCTTCGATGTTACCGTCCTGAATGTTGATCGTAACTGCCCCAGTCGCCTGGTGGAGGTCACGAAAGTAGTCCTTCACGCTTCCAGCTGCTCTGCGCAACTGTGGAGGTGCATCCCCTTCTCCGTCAAACACC